CGTTGTGAAAGATTTTTGTTGCTGGTGTATTTAGTATACCTTGAAACCATTTCAAGACTTTTTTACGATCTAAATTACCGCCGCCCTCATGTGCAATTGGATAATAACCAGACCAATCTGTAACAGCGACAGCTATTCCAACGACTTCTCCTACACCAACCACCGCACCAGATCCCATTCTAATATTTAAATTAGGATCTTTAGTCTCCAGGTCAATTGCTATCTCATCATATTTAGATAGATCTGGAAACTCCTCTGGCGGTAGCCATTCTGTCTGTGGTTTAAATAGTGGTGTTTGTATCATTTATTTCCTTTAGATTTAAAAACTTGGCTCATTTCAGCCTCATCTCCATAATCTCTTTCTATTGCCATATTAATATAATGTTTTGCTTTCTCCAAATCTTGTTTTTGTCCTTTCTGTTTATGCCTGCATAAATATTTAATTGCGTTTCCTTCTGCGAACGGAATATTATTTTTATTTATAAATTCTGATGGCTGAATTTTCATGTTCTGGTAATGAGATCCTCCTATCTGGTGGTCATATACTTTCATATTATAAATCCTTTGTTGTGTTGTTTTGGGTATATGATATGTAAATTTTCTTTTGTTCGAGTTGCACCTACATAAAATAATCTATTTTCATCATCAGGATTTTTTTCATAATTTTCCATTGTTGTTTTAGTAAGATCAGTAAGAAGCACTACGTTTTGTGATTCTCCTCCCTTAGCTGCATGTATCGTAGATAATTCTATTCTTGGTTTTTTATTTAAAGCTTCTCCGTTAGCTCTCATCTTTCTTAAATATTCTACTCGTCTTGTTCCTGCATCGTTTAATGATTCATACCAAACCTTTTTAGTTCTTAATCCATAATCTTTTGTAAGTTGATCTATTCCAAAGAAAGAATCTTTTGTCATACCTTTTATTTTTTCTTTTTCCCAATGATCTGGTCCCATATATTTAGAAATTTTTTCAATTTGTTTATAAGACAATAATTGTCCTTGTCTTAAATGTTCCCAATCTGTCGCTGATTCTTGTAAATCTTTCTCATAGCTACGTTTATTTTTAGTTTCATAATATAAACCTTTACGATATAAAGTATCTTCTATTTCTTTTAGCATAAATTTTGTTCTAGCTAAAACCAGCCATTCGCCTTTTAACATATCTACTGAATCAATATCAAAATGTCTGTGTAAATTTCCTTCATTTGTTTTAGGTCTCCAATTTTTATTTATTCTATTTTTAATTTTATTTATAATTCCCATTGCTAAAGCATGAACTTTCATTGGAATTCTATGTGATTGTATTAATGGAAGATTGATCATTTGATCTTGTAACGCTATGAAAGAATCTACATCAGCACCAGCCCATTTAAATATAGCTTGATCATCATCACCCGCAATAAAAGTATCTTCTGTTTTATTCCAGATAGTTTTTGTCATATCCCATTGCATAAGAGATAGGTCTTGTGCCTCATCAATAAAAACAACATCGAAGTCTGGAGATTTATCTGATTTTATAAAATCTAAAATCATGTCATTAAAATCTTTTAGATTATATTCTTTTTTATATCTTCTTAATTCATTGTGAATGATACGTAATTTATCTAATTCTAAATCCTGAGTATGTTCTTGTTTATTATATTGTTGCTCAGGAGTTATATTTCTAAGTTGTGCTAATTGTATAATTTGTAAATATTCACTATCAGAAGTAAATATACCATGATCTTCTTGGTGTTCTGCATAAGATACAGGGAATCCTAATTTTTTACCCAAGTCTTTATAATGTCTTGGTTGCATAACCTGATCTTTTTTATAGCCTAGTTTTCTAAATGCTAATGAATGTAAAGTTCTAAAATATGGAAGGTCATCTTCTGTAAGATTAAATTTTTTAATTGCTCTATCTCTTGCTTCGTATGCAGCTTTTTGAGTAAAGGCAAAATAACCTATTTTATCTGGATCAGTTTCTTTTAAATAATTATCTACTTTATTTAAGAGTGTAGTTGTTTTTCCTGTACCTGGTGGTCCTAATACTATTGTTTTCATTTAACTCTCCTAAAAAAACTTCTCCATATAGCTGATCTAATAATAGAGACCACAGTAAATATTAATGCGATTCCCAAACTATCTAAAATAGTTGGATGCAATCCAAAGAATGGAAATAAAAAAATCTGTATGAGTATGGCTAAAATTAGGCCACTGCCCACATCAATAGAGCTTTCCATAAAACATCTAAGATTCATTAAAATACATCTTTCGGTTTAAGTTCTTTTTGAACATAATCATCTTTTCTTTTATCAAATTGTTTCACTGTAAAAACAGAGATTCTTTCTTTTCCTACTCTTTTCTTATCATCACAATTGCAATGATCTTTTAACATCTGTGCTGTTCTTTGATAATTTGTTTCCCATCTTTGTCTAATTAAAAATTTACTGTAGAACATACTAAACACAAAATGATGATGACCATCATTAGTCCATACACCGCCTTTTTTAAGATCGTTAACATCGGAACCTATGTGTCTATTTAAACAAAATTCTTCTAAATGATTTCTTAATTGATCTGCTGTTGTTACACCTTCTGGTGGTTCCACTGGTTCGTGATTCTTCATTAATGGATTAATTATATTTATCCAGTCTTTTTGCTTAATTGTTGGAGGCATAAAATCTAGTTGTTCCATAACTGCTTCCTGGAATAAACTTTGTTGTTTTAAATATTTAACATTTTCTAAATGTAATCTTTCTCCATCTACATTAAGATAATAATATGGTTTTTCTAATTTAATTTTTTGTAAATCTGTTAGTGCAGGAAATACAATTTCTTCTCCTATTCCAAACTTCCTGCTTCTACATAATTTTTTATCGCATAAATTACACATAGGAACATCAGGACATTTATATCCCCAATCTTTTTTAGAATGTTGATTTTTTATTATATCTAATTCATTTTCAGATAATGCTTTTACTGTTGCATCAGCATTGAACATTGTTAATTTTGTTTTCCATTCTGTTGGCCATTTCATTTTTGCATATACACCAAAATGAAACATTGCATTATTACGTCCGCTATTTTCTGGAATTTTATTTATAGACATAAGCTCTATACATGGAGGCCCGTCAGAAAATTCTGATTGGGGCCTCTGTACTTTCACGAGACCAACATCTAGTTGTTTTACGTTATTATAGATCTCGTAAAATTCTTCTAAAGATGCCGCTGTTCCATCTTCTTTAAATGCATATCTTGTTCCATCATCACCATTAAAGTATGGTAAATTTAAAAAGTTCCCTGTATCATCTTTTGATTTTAATTGTATTTGTTTTGGAAAGACTTCTGATCCGCCGTATCCTAGTAATGTTTTTATCTCTGTAAGTTTGTCTCTCATTCTTTCTGCTGATACCGACTCTGTGGTAAACAGAAAGACGTGTGCCCCTCCGCTCTTTGACCTACACACTATTAATGGTAGTTTAAATTGTTTTATTTTATCTATTAATTTTTTATGATCAAAACCTGCGTATGAATCTATATCGACACATCCCCATACACATTCGCTGTCATCGTTAATTGGAATTATTCCTAAACTTTGTGTACCTTGTAAATGTTTTAACCAAAGTTCATCTGTAACTGGTTCTCTTACTACGAAAGATTGTCCTTTAACTTTTTCTCCATTATTACTTATAGGGCCAACTTTAGTACAACCATGGGCTCTTTCTAAGCCTTTAAATATATTTTTAAATTTTTTTATTCTATCTTCTATCATAATTTGTCTTAGGCGTTTCCACTCTCGCTTCCACGCCTAATCCTAGGAATCTAGTTTGCACTAGATGATTAATATGGTGAATCCGTTTTTGATTCATCAGATCCATGTTTAACTTGCACTTCTCCTTTGCTTAGTCTTTCCGCAAAGTTTTTCGCAATTTTGTAAACACCTGTATCTGTGACTGGACCAACTTTAGACACTTCCCATCCAAACCATGTTCCTTTGTCATTAGACATCTGAACAGTTTTTAGATTATAAATGTGGCTATATGTTGACGGTGTATACAACCCGTTCTTACCATTTAGTTTAATACCCATCATGATTGAATTCCATTTTCTACTAATTTTTAATTGAGTAGCTTTCATAGAAATCAAAGCAGTTGATGGATTTTTACCTAAAAGAACTACAAAATGATTCGCAGTATTTTCTAGATAATTACCATTTGGTAGGCGATCTTTATAAGATTTATCTCTAGTAGTTGTACTCACAATATCGCTGTCTGCGCTGTGAATTGCTACTGGAGCACCTCTTCCTTCGCCCCTGTCTTGCCATTCTACATATCTTCTTTCGTAGAATACTGGCAACACATCTATTCCTTTAGCACCATCATAAAGTTCATTCGTGACAGTGTTCAGGATTTTGCCGGGTTCTGCACCTTCAACATGTTTCCCGTGATTTTTATTCACTTCGGGAGATAGTTGTCCCAAGACTTTCAGAAATGGTAATGCAAGATCTTCTTGCGTCATATTCTGAGAGCCAGCATTTGCGTCAGCTTCGAATAAATTCGTTGCCAATGCACCTGCATTTTCTTTTTTAGCTATGTTTGTTTCTTGGTTCATAGTTATTGTTTCCTTTTTATTGTTGTTTTATTTCCAACGAATACGTTGAAAAGTTCCGTCGGCATGTCTTTACCTGCCTCAATACGCTCACGGACTAACGCTTTAAGAGTCATGGGCTCAACCTTCAACTTTTGTGTCGG